AGATGTTGCACTTAACCAATACGAAGTAAATCTTGAAGAAGGTATTAAAGATACACTTAAAAAAGCCGCGGTTGCCGGAGGTGTAATTGCAATGCTACTAGGTATAAATTCTTTGGCTCCTACAGCACAAGACGGCAAACTAGGTAAGGCTTTACAGTCTCACATTCAACAAAGTGTCGAAGATACAGACTTAGCAAAATATTATTACAAAAATTTAGATTTTTATGCAGATCAAAGTGATCAGAGAACATTAATAAATCTAAACATCAAATTCAATCCAGATTTCCAAACTAACAGAGTAAAATACGATCCTACTAGAACAGACGTTGAGGAGTTTTTGAGAAAACAAGCAAAGTTACCAGAACCTACAAACGAAAGAAAGTACAGAGACCAAGGTGCCGCTGATATAGTAGTTGGAGCAAATGGCAAAGAATATATCTTTAACAAAGATAAAAAAATGTTTGTTTCAACCAATACTGCTGAGCCAGGTGGACCTGAGAGAGTAGACATAAGTACTAAAATAGGTCAAGACTTGTTAAGACGTAGAAGAAATCAAATGGCTAGAACAATGCCAATGGGCGAAAGTTGGACTCCTAAACAAGCCGGCAAAAAGTATTGGTGGGAATAGTATCCTATAAATAGTAGCATGTCCCATGTTGCTAAACTTGATTATCAAACAGACCCAGTTCGTTTAAAGAAAGACTTTGATAGTCTATTGGAAGACGTAGGGTTTCAAAATCCAAATCAATTAACACTAACCAGTGTACTTGGCAACAATCAATGGCAGGAAAGCACAGGCAAAATACAGCATTTGCAGTATCCTGAAAAAGCATATTGCGAAATCAACGAACGCCTTAAAGGCACTTACTTTGAAGAACTTATAAATCAGTTTCCCGAATATACACGTTGGAGACTGTTAAAGTTACCATCACATAACAACTATAGTATTCATTCTGATAGCGACAATGGTAAAATAAATATTAGATTGCATATACCTGTTGAAACAAATCCAGATGCATACTTAATGTTTTTTGACGAAAGAACAGAGCCTAAAATGTATCATTTAGAAGTAGGTAGCACATACCAAGTAAACACCACAGGATTACATAGTGCAATTAACTTTGGATGGAAAGATAGATATCATATAGTTGGAGTTAGATATGAGAAATAAACTAGCAATGAGCATGACAAAGTTTTTTCGCTTTATGGCTGATACATTCTTTGCAAAACGTTATGGACACAGAGCAGTAGTATTAGAAACTGTGGCTGGAGTACCTGGTATGGTAGCAGGCATGATGTTACACTTTAAAAGTCTGCGTAAAATGAAAACAGGCTATGGACCAGACATCAGAGAAATGTTAGCAGAAGCAGAAAATGAAAGAATGCATTTGATGTTTTTTATAGCAATAGCAAAACCAAATTGGTTTGAAAGATGGTTAGTATTATTTGCTCAGTTAATTTTTATTATATTTTATACTTTGTTATACATAATAGATTATAAAACAGCACACAGAATGATTGGGTACTTTGAGGAAGAAGCAGTTAGAAGTTACACTGACTATCTAACAATGGTAGAAAATGGAGAAGTAGAGAATGTTTCTGCACCTCAATTAGCAATAGACTACTACAAAATGAAAAAGAATGCAAAACTATCTGATTTAATTAAAAAAGTTAGAGCAGACGAAGAGCATCATAGTGTAGTCAATCACAGATACGCAGATGGAGAATAATAATGAAAATAGCAATAACTGGTCATAGTAGAGGCATAGGAAAAGCATTGTATGATACCTTGTCTGTGGATCACGAAGTAGAAGGCTTTAGTAGAAGCAATGGATTTGACATACAAAATTCAAATATTATAATTAGAGCAGTAAAAGGTTTTGATGTTTTTGTAAACAATGCATTCTTTGATTTTAAACAAGTAGACATTCTAAATGGTTTGTGGCAAAAATGGAAATACGATGAAACTAAGACTATTGTAAACATCAGTAGTATGAGCAAGTACCCAGGACTAAGTGGAAATGAATCAGGTTATTCAGCACACAAGGCCGCACTAAGTCATCAAGCATTCTTGTTAATGTTCTCTGATAGGCAACGCAAATGCAGAATGATAAATGTAAATCCAGGTTATGTAGAAACAGACATGACATCTAGTAACCATGGAAAAGTAAACATGCTAACACCCGAAGAGAGTGTACAACCAATTGCTTTTGCAATAAATCAACCACAACATGTAGAAATAGGTGAATTAAGTATTTGGCGACCTTTCTGATAAATAGTAATATGAAAAAGGTTATTATATATCCAGGAAGATTCCAACCTATGCTACCGCACCATGCGGAAGTATTTCGTAAGTTACAAGCAGAACATACTGATGCTGAAGTGTTTATTGCTACAGCAAACAAAGTAGAGCCAGGTAAATCACCATTTGATGCACAAGAAAAACTCAGCATTATGACTCAGCAACATGACATTCCTCAAGATAGAATAATTATTGCGGCAGGTAATAACTTATACAACAAAGACTCTTACATAGATGCATTTTCACCAGCAGAAGAACATTCGTTGTTTTTTGCAGTAGGTGAAAAGGATATGCAGTCTGGAGATGCTAGATTTCAGTTCAAACCTTTAAAAGATGGTAGCAAGAGTTATCTTCAAAATGGTGAAGATGTGATAAATACTAATAACGCACAGCCTATGGTAAGGCACGGTTATGTAATACAAGCACCTAATGTACCAGGCATAAGCGGAGATGTAGCAAGTGCAAGTGCTTTTAGAAGTGCTTTACTTAGTGCTCCAGACTTAGATAGTGCTAAAGAAACATATACTAGTTATATGGGGGAATTTAACCAAGAGATATTTAACTTGGTTTACGACAAAATAACAGGCAAAATTATGAAAGAGAACTTAGACATTTTAAAGAAACTGGCAGGCTTGCTAGACGAAGCGCCTGTTAATTTTAAACCAGGTAAAGGTGGCATGGACTACGAACCTGGAATAAGCAAAAAGGATCAGAAAGCGGCCGCAGAAAGACCTGAGAAGGCGGCGGCAAGTAATCCTGCTTCAGTAGGATTTACTAAAATTGCTCCAGAAGATATGATCAGTGTTGACACAGGTAAGCCTATCAACAGCAGACAAAGAGCAAGAAGTATGGCTAATCAGTTTCCAGATGGTGCTGATGTAAATGATCCAGCAGTTAAAAAAGAAATGTTTTTAAAACTTTTAGCACAATCTCCAGGATATGTGCTAGGTGAGATTAATGCAAGACTGGCAAATGACGAAGAAGGATTTGCAGTCAGTGATAGATTAAGTGCAATAGTAGATAATTTACCAGAAGGTGGTATAATGGGACTAGGCGATGCAGATCGTAAGTGGACTATTGAACTTGTAAACAATGCAATCAACAATATGGAATTGCATAGAAAAGATTCAGAACTAGATAAGTTTGATGATTTAGAAGCAGAGCCAGAACCAGAAGTAGATATGGACGAGCCTGAAATGGTAAGTTTAGATGATCCAGAATTTGATGCTCCAGAAGATGAGTTAGAAATGGAAGCCAAAAAAGACGAGCCTAAAAATTGTGGCTGTGGTAAAAACCCATGTGAAACATATGGTAACCCAGAAGAAGCAATCGAAGAAGCAAATCCAAATTTAGAAGTACAGTCAATTAAAAATAATAAAGGCGAAGAAATTAAATTTACCGTGTTAAACGGTGAGCCGTTTGATGTAAATGGTGCTCCTTTAGAGTATGGCCAATATTGGGATATTGTGCGTACAGAATATAGTGATATTGCAACCAATGACATGTGGAGCGACTACGAAAAACGTCATAAAGGTATGAAAGGTTATAATGAAAATGAATCTATGCAAGAACTTAGAAAACTTGCAGGACTTAATGAAGGTGGAGAATGCTATCAATGTGATGGTGCTGATGAAGATTGTCCACAATGCAACGGTTCCGGATATGTTCAATACGACGATGATGGAAGAGAGCCAAGCGATGATGAGATACAGGCTCATGCAGATGCATATGAAATTTATAAGAAGCACAGAGATAGCAAAAAAGAAAGTGTTACTGAAAATGTTGACCTTGCAACAGTTATAGAAGAGATTATAGGTGAAGATGACTACGATAACAAGTATGACAATGAGCCAACAGTAGGTCAAATGAGTTTTGATGATTTATGTGATTACTGTGGTGTTACACCTGAAGAGTGTGAGATGGACATGAAAGAGTATTATCAAGTCCAAGATGTAACTGATGAAGTTAAAGAAAAATATAGACAAGATGTATTAATACCTTGTGCAAATGAAGTCAGTATGGATCATGCTGAATATGAATCAAAAGAATTAGATGAGTTTCAAGAGCCAGAGCCAGACTTTGGTGAACCAGATGACCAGTATAAGTTGGTAGACAAAGCAGGAGTAGAAATTAAAATGCTTCAAGAGGTACCTGGATTAATGAGACCTAATCAATTTATATCCGTATCTCCTCCAACAGGAGACCAACCAGCATTTGCTATGATCAAAGATGCTAAAGGTAAAATTAATAAAGTTACACAAGACAGGTTAGCAGAAATAGGATTAAAAATTGTTGGATCAGGACCAAAAGGACAACAAGAATTAAACTTACCTATGCCAGATAGTGGTCCTACTCAAGGCGAACTTAATTTAAAAGGTGGATACAATCTAAGACGTAAAGAAGAATCAGTTGATCAAGCAATAGAAAATGCTTTAGATGAAACTGTTGAAGAACTTAAAAAACTAGCAGGATTATAAAATGAACGAAATAGAAAAATTACAACAACTAGCAGGTATTACTCCTCACATCGTAGAGCAACCTCGTTCAACTACATTATTATCAGAAGTTGACGTCAATGAAAAAGACGCAGGTGATAGTGATAATGAAAAACTAGCAGTAGGTCATGTTGACAATGAAAGAGACATGATTAAAAGAGACTTATTTGAAATGGGTTCATATTGCGTAGAACTATACAAAATGCTAGATGGCTTACCAGATTCAGATTTCCCACATTGGTGGCAGGCTAAACTTACTAAATCAAAAACCTATATAGGCGATTGTAAACATTATTTAGAAAATAGTTTAGAAGTACCACCTGGTGATGACATGACTGACGATGGATCACAAGGTTCAGTTGATGTAGTCGATCCAGACTATGCAGATGACTTAGACCCAAGCGGTGTAAGTTAACCTTTATTCTTAACTAATTCAGCACCATATTCAGGCCAAAATCTACCTGCTCTAGGACCGCCATTACCAGTTCCGTCTGATTCTCCTGGTATTTTAATCCATAAGAAAGCATCACATTGATCTATTCCAGTATCACAAGTAGGAGGTATTCCTAATGCTCTTCCCGGAGGATTACACCACTCGTTTCCATAAGGACCATTGCCATTACGACTCGTATCGATAACAAAACGTTTGTTAGACGTGTTCTCTGTAACTCTAAGAGCCCATTTAATGCTCTCTTCAGTACTTCTAAAGTTACTTACATTAACACTAAATCCACGTACATGTCTGTTAGTAACCGAGTTTAAAAGTTTTCCTGCAACGTCTGGTTCTAGCCAATTACTATGTCCTATGTCAACATAAACAATAGCATTACTCTTTGTAGTTAATATGTCTATGCCTGCTTTCATTAGTCTTATGCGAAACTCTTTATCCTCTTTGTCCATTAGTGTACTATGAGGTAAAGCATCAGGCTCAAATATAACAATAGGTTTGTGTTCTCCAATACCATTGCAGAATTGGAATAAGAAGTCTAAGTATTCTTCTTCACCACTAGCACCACCTTTACTGTAATGGCCCATGTCACGTGAGGGTAAATTATATATAACAAATACAGGCAGTTGTGGTAATGTTCTTTTTAGTAAACGTTCTATGCCTTTGTGCAAGTCTTTACAACTTTTACCATTACGTTGACCATACCAAAAGGATACTGGGTGTTTAAATATTTCGCCTACTTCTGGGTGTGTTAGTTTATGGTCTTTAACTCTGTCGAAGTTATTAACAAAGAATGGATAATCCATAAACTTGCCTTATTCAAATAAGGGAGCAAGTTCATTAACGTCATGCATTTCGGTAATTATATCACACCCTCCAACTAGTTCACCTTTGATAAACAGTTGAGGGAATGTAGGCCAATCACTAACACTAGGTAAGTTTGCTCTAATATCAGGGTCTGCTAATACGTCTACATAACTAAAAGGTTTACCTACTTCAATAAGTATTTGTATTACCTTTGCACTAAACCCACAATTTGGTTGGTGTGGTGTGCCTTTCATAAACAGGATTGCATCGTTAGATGAAATCATTTCCTTGATTTGTTCTTTAACTGTATTCATTATTTTTCTGCATCTTTAGTAGTTTTTTTACTGTCTTGTCACGTTTTTTCATTGCACGTTGCAGTTTCATATCACTGGCATATTCTAAAAACAATAAGCCTTGTAAGTGATCAAACTCGTGCTGGAAACATTGTGCATCTCTACCAGTAAGTTCCATTTCATGTTCTTTTTGGAATGCATCTTGAAATTTTACAACACAACTTGCAGGTCGTGTAACCATAAAAAACAGTAGTGGGAATGTTAAACAACCTTCTTCTTGACAAGCAGTTTCTTCGGATTGCGAAATTATTTGAGGGTTATATACCCCTATATCACCTAGAGTAGAATGCGTCATTACAAACATATTGTAACTTGCACCTAATTGAGGAGCCGCTAAACCTATTCCAAATTTGTCATGCATAATTTGGATCATTTCTTTTTGTCTTTCTACCCAATCAATACCTTCAACAGTAAACGGATCTATATCTGCTACCTTGTGTAATGCTGGGTGGTTTGGTTGTACTAACATACTATTATTTATTTAATATGCTTACAATGTCCGCGGAATGTGAAACCTGGGCAAGTACAAGTGTTCTTTTCTGTGTCTACAAAGTAAACATTGCCTTTAGAACCTTTAACTTCAACGATGTGACTTGCAAGTTCCTCAGGCCTTTCACCAATCTTAACAAACTTACGTCTGCTTTTAGAGAACTGTTTGCTAGGTGTTTTAAGAACTTGTACTACAGAGTCTGCATTAACTTGATATGCTACTAAACTACCAGCACCATTGATATGATAAATGCCGTTATTGACTTTAAACTTACCCCAATCAGTTACTTCTTGCAGTATCTGTATCATTACTTACCTTCCATAATTTGTGCAAATGCTCTTGCTTTAAGAGTCTCATCTGCTTTATCCAACATGTTCAAAGTGTTCAACTTCTCCATCTTGTATGTTCTCCAAAACCTTGGATCATGTGCGGCTATATCTGAACTGTTATGTATCAAATCAGCAACCTTAACAGTCTGTGCTTCTGCAGGACCGTTAGCATTGTGCTCAGCATCTAACTGCTTTCTATGAGCCCTGTTACCATCTTCTGGCTTGGATATGTCTGTTAAAAAGTAAACAATCTCTGCAACTGTATCACCAAACTCTTGCTTGATCTCTTCAATAGTTACAGGTGTGTCTTCAACAACATCATGCAAAACAGCCGCCATTAACATCTCTTCAGTGTGCGGAACTGACTTAACAATTTCTGCAACTGCTAAAGGATGCGAAATGTACGGAGTGCCATGGTACTTTCGTACCTGGCTACCGTGTGCCTTAGTGGCAAATTGGACTGCTTTGTCTAACATTAATCTAACCTTGATCCTGTGTAAAGTGGTGCTTCTGGAAGATACTTTTTGACTGTAGTCACATAAGCATCAGCACCAGCCATTTTAGCACCAACGTCTTGAGTGTAGTTACCACTTGGATTCCAAATTTGGTAACCTCCATTGTAACTTTTCTCAAAACCCTGTTCAATAAAACTCTTGCCTACTTTGGTGTTGCCTTTAACATTGGCAGTTACCCATGCAAATCCACAATTGAACGGATGTTCACCAACCGTATCAATATAATGTTGAGTTGCCTGTGCGGCATTCTGTACCGCTTCGTTATGAATTTCTACTGTCAACATTATACTGCCTCCTGGATTTTTGCAAGACGCTCGTCTCTATAAGCAAGAGCACCTTCGCCTAAGTAGATGTTACCATCGTCTGCTCTGTAAAGAGTATCCAATGATGCTGAATCGTCCTTCTGCTTTTGCAGTAAAGAAAACTCTGCTTGTTCAAAAGTGATAGCACCAATTTGAACAAAGTCCAACAGCATGTCTGCGAAAGGAACTTCACCGTTTGATTTCCAAACTGTAAGTCCATCAACCTGAGCAGTATCTTCGAATTTCATCTCAATACTCTTATTCCAAATGTTACCATTTGGGTCTGCTTTAAGTTGATTTGTGAAAAGAACATCGCCTGTAAACGTCTTGTTCTCGTCATGAACACTAGCCATACCAAAACGTTGCTTACGAACCGTATCGCCTGCTATTTTTACTTCGTTTGCTAACATAAAAACTCCTACCTTTTTATTTAATATACAACTATTATAGCAAATTCTGGCCATTTGTCAACCGTTTTAGTAGGGTGTAACCGCTTGTTTTTACTGGGTTTATAAGATTTTTTTAGGTAATTTTGGCTCAGAAACGAACATTTGTACCCATTTTATGAGCAAATAGTAGGTTCCGTCCCACTTTCCAAACCTAGGATTGCTTGGATTCCAGTGGTGATTTTTGTGGTACATTTCGCCCATCCAAAGGAATGCACCTATTTCACTATTACGAGGTTCCATTCTAGCCTTGGAATGTCCTACTAGATTTACAAATATTTGGAACAAATAAGACAATGCAATGAATGATACTAGCACTTGCCATCCTAGTGTAAGACAAACTATTGCTTGTAGCACTATTGCTATTTCCCAATACCATCTTGCTTGAAAGCCATACAATCTATCCTTAAACATCCATCTAGGTACAAATCTTAATGGTGGTACTTTGTTGAATACACAAAAGTTTTCCCATATACTATGCACGTGACCATGAGGGTCTCCCTCTTTGTCTGTGTGTTTATGGTGAGATAAGTGTATTGCCGCCCAACCCATTGCAGGTTGATTTAGTAATGCTGTGGTACTACCTAAGAGAAATACTTCTAACCAACGGGGTATTTTCCAACTTCTATGAGCACAATATCTGTGCAAAAATCCTGAAGTGGTATATCCTGTAAATATGGAACCACTTATAAATATGGCTAACCATTGTGTAAGTGTAAACTCAAAGAATGTTAAATATGCGAATGCAACACTACACAACATAAAAATTGCTGTGTGAATTGGTCCATTATATTTTCCTAAGAGTTTAAAAAGCATCAGTCTACCTTTATGAATTCAACTATGCCTTCCCTCCCTTTCTTCCACTTTAAAAAACCTTTTTCCATTAGTGCATCAATTGTAGCCTCAGAACCATTTCTGATACCACTCTTAAATCCCCAATGTAGTCCTAGCAATGTACCAATTACATATGGTATAAAAAATAGTACTGGGTCCATATTATCACCTCTTCGAAGTTAAAAGCATATTGTACATGTATTTATGATCTTTGTCAATCGGTCCAAAATCCTCTTGAGTACTTTATATTCCTAAATTTCTTCCACCATTTACCTATTTTGTGTCCCCAAGTTTCTGATGTATATCGATCTTTGAGTATTAGGTAGTCTTTGTCTGTAGGAGGCAATACAATAATATCACCTGCTTTACCTACTGTTTCTTCGTACTCACTGTCTCTGGTGAACTCTATTTTTTTACCACCATGCTGATAATGAAGAATCATCATACCGTTCCTGGCCTCTAATGCATTTACTGATTCGTAGTATTCTATTTCTGCAAAATCTTCTGCTATTTTATTAATTTTATCTGTGTATTGACTCATTGACTTACGTTAAAGTGCTTGTAAGACTGCTGTACGCATACTGCTTGGTAGTATGCATCTTCGTCAGCACTATGTAGATTTTGCTGTATTGCTTTACGAGGATCAACTGGCATAATGTTAAAAAGTGTTCTACAATCCATTATTTGCCAAAATGCCCAACCTTTATGATGATTGAATTGTGAGTACAAGTTTTCAAGTATTACCATATCAAACTGTGGTCCTTGACACCATATCTTATCACAACCTACTAAGTATTTGTTTAGTTCTCCCATAAAACTGTTTAGTTCTATGCGATTATCATCACTGAATGCTTCTGCTTGAATATGCTCTGGTTGTTTTGCCCACCATTGTAAAGTGTCTTCTAATACACTACGTTCGTTGTCCATTTGTACACTTGCATCAGGACGCCATAGTGTTTTAGCATGAGGTTCGTGTAATGTCCAAGGATCAAACTTTACTGCACCAACAGACAGCACAACACAATCAGGCTCTGTGCCTAGTGTTTCTATATCTATCATAGCATGTGTGGCCATACGAATACTCCTTAAATATTAATTATACTAGAAAACAGATATTTGTCAAGTGTTATTTTTGTATAACTTTTGGAGGTATTTGGTGTTTTGTTATTTGACGTGAGACTATTTTAGCAAAATTCTTATGAGAGGCTATGCCGGCATGACCGTCTGGTGTTGTATCACTAGGGAAGAATTTTAACACTTTTAGGTTATTCCAATGCGTTCTTCTTATACCTACATGTGGTATCATAGCATGTACAATAATGCTTATGCCTATTGATCTGAGGTACAAATCAATATGTGACATGTATAATTGTGTACTTATTTCAGCATCTACATCATTGTGTATGTGTTTATAGTATGCTTCTGCTTGTTCTGTTTCATGCCATGAGCCTAATGCTGTTTGATGTTCAGTCCAAAACTTTCCTGTCATGTTATCAGCAATTTTCCATTTCTCTGTAGTATAAGGATCTTCTTGTGGTGTATTGATAACACATGTTCTAGAAGGATGTGACCACATAATAACTACAGCATCGGCAGGACTAAACTTAGTTTGTAATATAATATTCCAAATCTCTTTGTTACTTGCTCCTGGAGCCGCATAGTTTAGTGCAGAAGTTTTAAAATTCTCTCCTAATAATTGAGGGTATGCATACAAACTATTAGGTCCATGCTCTACATAATCAGGCATACCTACGCCGTAAGTAAAACTATCTCCGAAACACAATATTCTCATGTTAGTGCTGGTCCTTTTATCCAACCAGTAAGTGATTGTCTTGTTCCTGATGTTATAGGTGTAACACTATGATTTACAAAACTAGGAAAAACTACAGCATCTCCTGGTTGTAAATTTAAAGGTAGTTTATTTGTTACAAAATCTTGATCACTCATCTCAAGTTCCCCGCCTTCACAATCTCTAAAAATTTCTACAATAACTGTTAGTTTTCTTTGCCAATCTACACCCTCTATTATATCATTGTGACTAGTACAAAATCCGCCATCGGTGTAAGTACTTAGATTCCATTTTTCAAACGGTGTATCTTCAAACAATGTCATATTGAATGTTTTGTTTGCTTCTAGGATACTGTCTTTTATTTTGTTAGTGTAAGGACCTTTGAACTTAGTGCCTAAAAGTGTCAACTTGCTTCTATTAAAAATATCATCGTCTTGAGACTCTTCTTTACATTTAGATATAAATTGGAATCTTATTTCTTCAAGTTCTTCTTGCGAAAATACATTTCTAAAAACTTGATGCACAATTACAACTCTATAATTTCGTCATCCGATATTTCTGGTTCCTTGTTTGCTTCTAACTGCCCTGCACCTTTAACGCCTTCAGGGAATACCATTTTCTCAAATGGATCTTGTTCTCCTGCTACAACTTTATCCCACCAGTCTGAGTGTTTGCCAATTCTATCTAAGAACCATGCTAGTTTGTATGCACTTCTAACTCTTGCTTGTTGCATATCTGGATGTGAGAAGTCTGCTGGATCGTCTGGATTACCTTCCATGTACTTTCTATTTTTGAAAGTTTCATCATCATTGTTACCTGTTAAGTCTGCTCTGTCATGTAAAAACTGTATGTCTATTCTTTCAAAAATATCTAACATGTATGCAATATGACTTAACCATGCATCGTTTTGTGCATTCATACTTAAATGATCTAATAGTCTAAACCAATCCATAGGTAGTATAGGCAGTATTGCATAAGGATGACCGTCATGATTATCCTTAGGTGCAAATAATTTGAACTCACCATTTTTGCTTTCAATGATATCGTCCCAACCCTTAGTTTCCATTATTGCATCATCGTTCCAAAAGAATATCCATTGTCCTGTTGCTGATGAGGCCAGTGTGTTTACATAAATGTTTAATTTTTCATAGCCTAAAGGTTCAAATATATTTGCTCTACATTCAACACTTTTTTCTTGCATATATGGTGCAATATGTTTTTCGATATAAGGTCTAGTTGCTTCATCGTCATCATCTAGTCCTAAAAGTATCTCTAGTCTTGTTGGATCATTTGCATTATCAATTAAACTTTTTAAACTTTTCTTTAGAACATCTGTTCTGCCTCTTGTAGGCAACAACACAGATATAATTGTTTTATCTACTTTACTTTCTATGGTTTCAACTTGCTCTGACATTAGTATGCTTCTCCGGTTAATAGTTTTCTGATATTTCCTCTGAATGTATAATGTCCAACATGATTGAGTGCTGTTCTTGGATCAAGCCAAACGTCTCCGCCCATTTGTTGCCAACGTCTGCAAAAAGTATAATCCTCAGATAAGTAACGTCTACTTTCTGGATCAATCATACAGTCAAACAATGCGTACATGTGTTTCTCAAATTTTTGATCTACGTTAATGTCGTTAGCATATTTTAAATCAGAATGTTTATCAAACATCTCTTGTATAGTTTCTTTCTTAATACACATGAAACCTGTACCAGCATCTTTAAGTTTAATTAAGTTATCTGAGATTTGCACTTGTGGTGTTTTCTCGCCTTTTTCATCTCTCAAGAAGTCAAAGTTTACAACATAGTTAGAACTGTGTCCTTCAATAGTTTGTGCTGTTTCATCTGGATTTGCTCTGGCGGCATGTATAATACTTTCCCAATTAACTGCCTTTTTAGGATATGCACCTACAGTAATTGGTTTATCATATGCAACCATTCTTAAAACGTCTTCAGGCTCAAACTCAATATCAGCATCAATAAAGAACAAGTGTGTTGCTTCTGGATTTTCCATAAAGAAACTTACAAGTGTATTTCTGCCTCTTGTGATTAAACTCTCGTTTGCTAGTGTACTAATAGTATAAGGAATATCATATTTGTTACACATTATAGCAAGTCTCATCATACTTCTGAAGTATGGCTCGCCCAACTGTCCACCGTAACAAGGTGTTGCTATAAAGATATGCTTTTGTCTAAGTAACCCAACAGGTATCTCAATCTTTTGATCAAGAAGTTTATGCATTAAATCATCTGATGCTTGTTGAGGCTTCTTATGTGTTTTTTGTTTTTTCTTTGCCATTGTGTCCTACTTTAAAGTATGTGTTAATAGTATTTAATAAATTGCAAGGAAATTTTGTGGTGATTTTGGTAAACAAAATGGTGGAGCGAACAGGGGTCGAACCTGCGACCTTCTGGATGCAAACCAGACGCTCTCCCAACTGAGCTACCGCCCCACAAAATGGAGCTCGGAATAGGATTCGAACCTACGACCTGAGGTTTACAAAACCCCTGCTCTACCAACTGAGCTATCCGAGCCTTAAATTGATATAGTTGTATTTACATCTAGGTGAAGTGGTGGGTGGAATATTTTGGTGTTTATCTTTCGCCGAATGGCTTCTTGGATACAAATTCGTTAAGACGCTCTGCTTCTTTGAGAACTTCCTCTGTGGTAGGCATATCCTCAGGGTTTTTGGCCTTTGCTTGTAATATTTCTTTTGCTTCTTTTACTAAGTCTAACCTAATTTCATAAGGTGTTTTTGACATGTTTTTTTAATCCTTTATAATAATTGTAAACAAATTATTTCTATACCAATATTTATCGTTCGTCTCCATTTTGGTTAAGCATAGTTTTAAGTTTTTGATAAATAATCGCAACTACAAAACTTAATTTGTAGTGTAACTAAGAGAAGAGATGCCAGTAAAATTTAAACCAAGTCAAACTACCTTTGTTAAAGGGCAAGGTAAAAAGACACAAAACTTTTATATTAAAAATACTCCCAAAGAGGAATTGATAGATTATATCAACAAGGGACAAAAGCCTAAGGTCAAACAAAAATGTAGAAATGAATTGGATAGACGTGGCATTAAATTAGTATGGAAAACACCAACCAATGATTGATGGTGTTATTTTAGTTGCAATAGTCATACCTATTCTAGTAGCATTGTTCCAAATGCTTTTGTTTGTTGCTAATTCAGAAGGCGGTACTAAAGGTATTACAAAGCCTTATACTACAAAAAGTGGTAGGTTACATACTGCTAAGAAAAGCAGACAAGAATATATAGTCTAGTCCCAATACAAATCATATAAATCATATTCCAAGTTATATGCTTCAAACTCACGTTGGGGGCATTTAAACTTTTCTTTTCTTATATGCTGTTTTGCATGTACTAGTTCATGTGCAAGTGTTACAATTACTTCTTTGTAATCGTATAACATGTATCTTTGATTAGGTATCTGTGTGCCTTTGGCTACTTCAATAACAATGTTTTCATGGTCGCCATAACAACCACCTGCAGAACCATCTGGGAGATATTTACATAACCTAATGTCTATATCAATTTCTCTTTTTATTCTATTCTTAAAAAAGTGATGTAATACTTTGTAGCAAAAATCTTCTACTTGTTTTTTGTTTTTGATTTGTCCTGACAAGTAAATGTTTAACATCACCAATCAAAGTTATAAACGTTGCAAGACGTTGGCTCAGTTTCTCTAACACTATTCAAAACAATATCTTCTAGTTCAGTTGCAGAATCTTCGCTATAAAAATTTATAGGATTTACTTTTCTAGAAAATGCACTTCTACTTCCTGCGTCAAACAGTCTAGGATTGTACCAAGATGTTTCTCTTGCAATATTAAGTAGAGGCACTCTATATAATTCATCAAACTCGTCAAAGTTTCCTGTTTGTGATGCAAGATAAAATTTTAAGTTTTCAAAACCTGTACGTTTTGCAAGTGGGAATACATATTCAAAATCTTCAAAAGACTTATAATAGTTTTGCTTGTATATTTCTCCATTACGTTTTTGTCCATTTGCTGTTTGTAGGCATTGTCCAAAAGACTCTATTGCGTATTTGTTTTGATAGTAACCTGCATACAATATTTCAGGTGTAAGCAAAAACGGATCTTTTATAATATGTAAGCCGTGCTCCTGTTCTAAATTAATAAACGGTGCATTGAAAATAAAATAGAAAGATGACGATACACCACTTGGAGTTATAGGTTTGCCCTCATCATCGAAATAGTTTTTACGTTCTAAATATACTGAGTTTTGATCTTTGCTTACAACACACTTAGGTGCTTCTCCGCCTAGCATTAGTATTCTGTCATTGAACTTAGAATTTTTAATTGCCGCTAACTGTAAAGATATTTGAGGACTCAATGTTGCATACTTTCTAGTGTACTCAACTAAATTGTTTTCTAAATGATCTTTTGCATCTATATCTTCATAATGCAATTCTAAATCTATTTTATTTGCAAATTCTTGTGCTGTTACAACATCATCTGCATTCATTACAATATCGTTCCACATAAATCTAAAACATACTGCATTTACGTCTTTGCAAAACTTTTTAGCCAAGTTTGCTGAAAACTGACTGTCAAGACCTCCACTCAAACAAACAGTGACACCCTCTAACTTTCCTAACTGTTCCTCAAACAAGTTCATTAGGTTAGGTTGGCTAGGTTTTTCTAAATAGATATCAGTTGTACCTGTTTCAAAGTCTAGTTCTACAGTTTTAGTGTTGCCAATTGTAACAGTTGTATTTTCCATTAAAGGTTTGATTCCTCGACGTTTATGATAAATACTTAGTATAAATTAGTTTCAACAAAGAACTTTATTGGAGATAAAAACATGGCAAGATACTTAGTGAGCATGAATAGTGCCGATGATACGGCGGCCCAAAGTGCGATTACTACAGCAGGTGCCAGTGTAGTTAGTACATTAGGCTTTAACTTAACGTACGAAATAGAGGCTACAGAGGCACAGAAAGATGCTATAGTTGGTGTAACTGCCAGCCAAGATGCATCTGAATCAGTAACACTTACAGTACAAGCAGGTGCTACATTTTCTACGTCACACTTAGACAGATGTATTCACTCATCAGGTGAGAGACCTTGGAATCCTGCAAGAACTGGTAGTGGTAAATTCGTATATTTAGTTGATACAGGCATCAACACTTCCCACGCAGAATTCGACGGAAGACAAATTCAAAACTTATGGACAAACTTTGGCGACAATGATGCAATAAGTGACTACGGTGATGAAGCCGGTCATGGAACAGCAGTTGCCTCAATGATTGTTGGTAAGAACATTGGTTCTGCAAAAGACTGTATTTTACAGAACGTAAAACTGTTTAACGCAAACGGTGGTACTGTAACAATCGGTGATATTATTAATTCATTAAGTGCTGTACTTGTACACCACAAGGCTAATACACAATCAAATGTTAAATCAGTATGTCTGCCATGGACAATACCTACTAATGCATTTGTTGATGCAAAGGTTTTAGAAATGAATGCAAGTAACCTAGTTGTTGTAGCGGCGGCAGGTAACGATGGTGTCAACGTTAATACTAAATCTCCAGCAGGTGTTGACCAAATCGTAACAGTAGGTTCTTATAACTCAGATGAACAAGTAACATCATTTACTAACGCACCTTACAGTTCAAGCAATAGTTTTATTAACTATGGTGCTGAACTTGATATTTTTGCATACGGTGTAGGCATAGATGTTGCAGATTTTTCAAACGTATCAAATTATGTTGGTAGTACAGGAACAAGTCTATCAGCAGGATTAGTTGCAGGTATCACAACACACTATGTTGAAAGAGATACAGCGGCATCCTCAAGTGAGATTAAAGAAGAAATGCTAATGGCAGGTCACGCCACAGGTATTTTCAACTTAACTTTTGATAACTCAGATCCAAACGTTGACTATGCAGGTGTTTATAAATCTGCTATTACAACTAAGAACGTAGATTCAAGAGTACTAACAACTGTACCATCAGGAAGAATTGCAAACGTAAAACACGGTGCTACAGCAAGTACAGTAGACTTAGGATTAAATTCAAATGCTACTAACAAGAAGATACTTGACTTTGCTCCATGTCCACCTTGGATAAGTGTTGATCTAAACACAGGTGTTGTTACTATTGATTCAACATCTAATTGCCCGGCAGATAGAGCACCAGGTATATACTTGTTTGCTATTAGAGGTAGTGTTCCAGGAACAGGATCAGATACTACAGCGGCAACAATGGTAGAAGAATACTCAGTAGGACTTTACACAACAAATGTTTCAGAACTTGACATAGATCAAAATCCTAAAACATTCTATTATGATTCAGATGATACGTCATATGATGAAGTTGTAAACTACGAGTCTGCTTACAACCAGAAACCGTAATAAGTTTTAATTAATAAAAAACCGTGCTAAATACTAGTACGGTTTTTTTATGAATATAGATCCTACAACACACAGCACAGTTTATAATCCATTAAGTTCGCAAGGACAATGGGCACAACATCGCTTCGGCAAAAGAGACTACCCAGAACTTAACTTAGACTTAGAAACTGTACTACACAGTTTAGACAGTATCTCAGAGGGCTTCTTTGTGTTTGACGAGCCTATATATTTAAAAAGTACATACGGCGATGCAGGACTTTGGAAAGACGCAACTCGTATATCTAAACTAGTAGGTGGTATGCTTACAATATCTACATATGGTATGATACCATCAAAGACAGTACAAACATTAAAACAACACCAAGCAATGATACATGTATTTTGCGATGGCTTTGAACAAGAGTGTGGTAAAATATTTTTAGGACAAACCTGGGAATCAGTTGCTAATGTGCTTAGTTTAGCAAACTCTAACGCAATGGTAGAGTTCTTTGTGTATGAACATAACAAACATCAAATACCTTTTATAACAACGTTCTGTGCTCAGAGAAGTGTTAAAATAAAATTTACACCAGGCATAAAGAATGATAATGTAGGTTCTGTAGTAATTGATCAAGAAGGTAATTGGTTATATGATGTAGTGCCTGTTGATTTAGAAACAGAAATGTTAGATGACGATCACGACCATGTGCAACTCAGAGAAATTAAAGACAAGTTTGCAAATTTAAAACCTGTACCTTTACAAAGACATTTAGCAAACTATAACAGTTTAAGAACTTTTGTTGCTGAAAGGGAAGGAAGAGGTTTATTAGATTCTCCTATGGTAAGTCATTTAATTAAACATCAACAACTACAAAAGTTTGACAATCCTAACAAAGAAGATATACATATTACACCGTCTGGACATGTTGCAGAAAATGGTGAAGAATTTTATATGTTTGTAAACATGCTAAGTCCGGATTGGAAAATGACAAACAAAACTGTGTCTAAAATAGGTATCACAGATGAATATGCCTTAAAGACATTATACTACGCACAAAAGTTTGATCAAGAGTTTTTAGAAAAAAGAAAAGTACAATCGTACTTTAGTTAGATACCAACTTTAACAGTAACAGCACCTAATGTCAGTGGATCACCACATGTGGCTGTAGTTTGTTTTTGCATTGCAACTGGTTTACCCATTGCAAATACAGTTTTACTACATGTTGGTGGAAGAATAGTTGGTTTGGCATGCATATTCTCACCGTGTGGTTTAACACCATCTGCGGCTACACTTACAGGCATACCTTCGGCAAGTACCATAGGAGCACCTGGACCTGTTACAATACCACCTGGCCCGCACATTGACATACCTACTTTACCTATTCCGAACATACTATTATTTATCTAATAAAAATACTGCCATGTAAAAATACAGCAACATAACTGCTATACCCAAATGAGTACCGTTAATCTTCTTCAGTAGATGCCTCAGCATCTTCTTCTTCTAGAATAGATTCCAAGTAATCTTTTTCCGCGTCTGCTAATGTTTCAACAACACATAAAATGTTGTTTAACTGCATGGGAACAATATTTGCTTTAGCAGTTAAAACAAATGGTCCTAAAATAACATCTGGCCCATTAATTAAAACTGATCTTGGGTTTTGGATAACAATGTACTTGTCGTCTATTGATATTAGTTTACCAATAAACTCATCATTATTAATACTTCTTACTGTGACTGTTTTTGTTATTAAGTCATTTAACATTTCTTTAAACATTACTTAGTCGCATCCACTATTGCTTTAAATTCTGTAAAGCCACCTATTTTCTCTCCATCAACTATAATTTGTGGGAAAGTTCTTGCACCTGGAAATGTTTCCATTAGTGTTTCTCTATCAAAATCTTCATCTAACATTTTATATGTTAGTTCGTATCCTTCTCTTTCTGCTAATGCTTTTGCTTGTACACAAAAGGGACAAGCAGGTTTGCTATAAATTTCTACTATCATTATAAACTCAATCCTTTAAATGTGTCTTCTGTTACGTCTTGTTTAGTACCACCAATAACATAACTACTAATTTCTGTCTCTTGTGGTGCTACTTGTACCTCGCCACCACTAATCCATTTTTGTGTCCATGGTAAAGGATTACTTGCACTAACTGTATAAGGGCATGTTAATCCAACTGCTCTCATACGTTTAGCACCTATCCACTCAATGTAATTTTTGAGTAGTTCGGCATTTAGTCCTATCATACTGCCACCTTCAAACAAGTAATCAGCCCAAGCCTTTTCTTGTTGTACGGCTTCCATAAACATTTCTAAGCAGGCACCTTCAGTTTCTTTTGCAATCTTGGCAAAATCTTTGTCATCTGTTTTTAACAGTTTTAACATTTGCTGAGTACTTGCTAAGTGAACGTTCTCATCTCTAGCAATAAGTTTAATAATCTTTGCATTACCTTCCATCTTTTTAAGTTCTGCAAAGGCCCAACTACATGCAAATGATACATAAAAACGTACACCTTCAAGTATATTTACACTCATTAAGCATAACCACAGTTTCTTTTTGATATCATATAAGTCAACTGTAACTTTCTTGCCGTTTACTGTATGAGTACCTATGCCTAATAAGTTTAAATAACTTACACCTTCTATGAGTTCATCATAGTGTTTGCTAATAGTGTCTGAGCAATCTGTTATTTCTTTGATGTTTAACATTTCATCAAATACACTACTTGGGTCTGAGTACACATTTCTAATAATATGTGTATAACTTCTGCTATGGATTGTTTCTGAGAATGCCCATGTTTCAATCCATGTTTCTAATTCAGGAATACTAACAATAGGCAACAATGCTAAGTTAGGTGAACGTCCTTGAACACTATCTAAAATAATTTGTCTTTTTAAATTACTAGTAAAAATATGCTGTTCGTGATTAGTTAAATCTCTAAAATCTTTTGTATCTTTAGTTATATCTACTTCTTCTGGCCGCCAAAAGAATCCTAACTGCTTATCAGTTAGTTTATCAAACTGCCTATATTTTAAAGTATCATATCGCTGTACATTTACTCCACCACTCTGGTCGAGAAACATAGTAGCCTTAGTATGATCCTTAGGCTTGGAATTAAATACTGACATTAACTTTTTCCTTAAATCTTACAACTGTCACAGTCATCATCTTCAACAACAGAAGTCACAAAGTTTGCTTGAACGTTTTTGACATTTTCTTCTTTATCAATATCAATCTCGCCTTGCCCATCGTAAGTGTTGTTATAGTATAACTGTTTGCCACCATATTTATAAAACATGATGATATGCTGTAGTAGAACACTCATTGGGATTTTTTCATCTTCAAAGTGTTCAGGGTTATAACTTGTGTTCACAGAAATACCTTGGTCGATGTATTTTTGTAGAACTGCCATAATTTTTAAGTATCCTTCTGGGGAAGTCTGATCCCAAAGTAAGTCATACTTATTTTTTAATTTAGCATACTGCGGAACTACCTGTTTGAGTACACCATGTTTACTTTGTTTAACACTAACAAAACTACGAGGTGGCTCGATTCCGTTCGTGCTATTACTTATCTGAGCAGACGTTTCTGCAGGCATTAATGCCATCAAAGTAGAGTTTCTAATACCGGTATTTTTGAGTTGTTTACGCAATCCTTTCCAGTCCATTCTCTCTTTGTGTTTTACTAATTCGTTAACATCTTCTTTATAAGTTTGGTTGGGTGTTATTCCATCTCCGTACTTAGTTTCACTAGTACCTGGACATGCACCTTTTTCAACTGCCAAGTCGGCACTTGCTTTAATTAAGTAGTAACTCCATGCTTCTGCATATTCGTCTACTAATTCTAAATTAGGATCTTGATAATTACTATCGTTCTTTGCTAACCAAAATGCAAAGTTAATAATACCAACCCCTAAAGGTCTACGTTTTTCTGTTGCCAACTGTGCCGCAATAACAGGGTATTTCTGGTAGTCTAAGAGTGCGTCTAAGCCTCTTACAGCAAGTTCACAAGGCTTCTGGAACTCTTGTGGGCTCTTAATTCTTCCCCAGTTAATTGCTGACAATGTACACAATGCTATTTCGCCATCTTCATCATTACTGCTCATTAATGGCTTTGTGGGCAGGTTAATTTCACAGCATAAGTTACTCATTCTAACTGGTGCTATTTCTTCTTTAAATGAACCATGTGTATTAGCATGGTCAACATTCATTAAATAAATTCTACCTGTGTCTTTTCTTTCAGTAACAAATGCACTGAATAGATCAATTGCTTTAATAGTTTTCTTTTTAATTCTTGTATTACGTTCTGCTGTTTCATACAGTTCTTGGAATTTATCTTGGTCTGCATAAAAAGCCTCATATAAACCCGGAACATCATGTGGTGAAAACAATGTGATGTCGCCACCTTGTATTAGACGTTCATACATTAGTTTATTAAACTGTACACCATAATCCATGTGTCTAACACGATTCTCTTCTGTACCTTTATTATTTTTTAGTACAAGCATATCTTCTATTTCTGAATGCCAAATAGGATAGTATAGTGTGGCCGCTCCACCTCTTACTCCACCTTGTGAGCATGACTTAACTGCTGATTGAAATAATTTATAGAAGGGGATAACTCCTGTATGAGTTGCGTCTCCACTCCTAATAGGCGAACCAATTGCTCTAATTTTTCCTGCGCCAATACCAATACCTGCTTTCTGACTTACATACTTAACTATGCTTGTTGTAGTTGCATTAATGCTGTCTAAACTATCGTCTGTTTCAATTAGTACACAACTACTAAATTGTCTTTGCGGTGTGCGTACACCAGCCATTACAGGTGTAGGCAAACTAATATAGTGCATACTAACTGCGTCATAGTATTCTTTAACAGTCTGCAATCTAGTTTCTTCTGGATATGCACTAAACAATGTAGCAGAAATCAACATGTAAGCAACCTGAGGAGTTTCAAATATCTCCCCTGTTGTACGATTTTGCACCAAATATTTTCCTCTAAACTGTTCCATCGCGGCATACGTTAAACTTTCGTCACGTTCGTGTACGATGTAGTTGCTTAGTTCGTCGATTTCATCTTTTGTGTAAAGTTCTAAGATTTCAGGATCATAAAAACCTCTGTCTATATTATCTTGAATAATATCGCACAGACAAGGAGGTGTAAATGTTCCATATACTTGTTTACGCAAATGGTAGTTAATTAGTCTACCTGCTACAAATTGATAGTTAGGAGTTTCTTCTGTGATTAGATCTGCCGCACTTTTGATAAGTGTCTCTTGGATTTCTGCACTGGTGATTCCAGTGTAAAACTGTATGTGTGATTTTATCTCAACTTCTGATTCACTAACTCCTGTAATGTTCTCACAGGCATGGAAGACTACTTTGTGTAACTTGTCTAACTCTAATGGTTCTTTTCTTCCGTCCCGTTTAGTGATTAAAATTTCTTTTGACATGCATGTTCCTGTGTGTTAGATGTTGTAGTTCTATACTTTATTATACATGCTATTATTTAGTTTGTCAAGCATATAATTTATCTAGTGTTATTATACTGGAATGAAACGTTACTGAGTTGTCTCTAACAAATTTTTCACTAGCAATTTCGCCTGGACTGAAGTTAAAAAATGAGCCGTCTACTTCAAATATTGCTCCTTCCATTCCTGTTATATGATTACTTATCATCTCAAATTTAACAGATTCTGAGTTTATGAAGTTGAAATAATGTAAGGTAGAAGCCATTACAATTGACAGGCCTGTCTGACATAAATAGCCTTCTTTGACTATCTCAAATACATTAGGCCAACTTTTGGGAGTGTAGTAATCTATATAACGTTGCTTGGGTTTGACATCCTTGAAACCTTGAGCAACATCAAGCATACTACCATCTTGTGGGAAGTTATCTCTGAAGTGCCGCCATGCACGAAGTCGGGCGTCACCGTCCTGTGTGTTTGTGAACATCTATCTCTAACTTGTTGCTGACCAACGGTCTTGAACGTATTTTACTTTTAACTGTACACCTAAATTATGCGTAATATTTGTATTTGATTCTGCTTCTAATTGATCGTTTACTAAGAACAATTTAATTAGACCTGTATTATCCATTTGAGCTCTAAACTTAGGCTCAACTAACTGGTTAGTATGTGTTGTAATTTCTGAGTGACTTGAGAATGAGTCATTAAAAATAACAGCATTTGCTTGATCAGTAAAATCTTTTCTACCAGCAATAGTCCATACACCTGTTCTGATATACTTGTTAGCAGAAGAACCTGAGCTTTCTGCAATACTATATTCAACCTTATAAACATTATATGAAGAGCCAGCATCAAATGAAGCAACTAGTTTTGCCGCACCTAATTGTGATTGTGTTACTGCACCTACGCCTGGAATACCATTGTCACCTGGTATAAGTACAACCTGTTCCATACTGTTGAAACTTGTAACTTTGTTACCAAATGTTGCGGCTTCTCTAGTAGAGATCTCAATGTTGTTTTTAAGATTTACAAGTCCTCTAGAACCTTTGTTTGTATCAAGTAACTTATCATATAAACTTGTACCATAAATTCTGTTTACAATGTTGTTAAATATTCCTGCTTCTTCTCTGCTACCGAATGTAATCTCATTAAATGTATTGTCGATTGCTAAACTGTACTGAGTAGATATGTTTGTACTCTTAGGACTTAGTGTTGCGTATGTGGCACTATCACCTGGGAATACATTGCTGAATAAGTTTACATCTCTGCTGTTTACTGTGGAGTTTAACCATTGTTCAAATTTTGCTTTTACAGTATTATTTGCTCTATCGTATAGTTTAGGAGTTAATCCTAGTACAGATAATGTTGGTTGTGTTTTATCTTCAAACAATGTAAATTCTAAACCACCTGTTGCTACTGATGAATATGCAGGTCTTTGATAAATGTAAACAGCATTTTTGGCTTCATCATCTTGTGGTATCCAATTCATTTGTGGAAATATTTGTACATTAGCACCTGATATTGGTACTAAGTTTTTATTAACTGTAACTATAGCACTCTCTACTGTTGAGTTAGCAGATAATTTAATGTTTAGTACTGGCACAGCACTGAATACAGTTGAAGCAAATGTTAATGCTGACTGTGGTCTAATACCTTGTGCATTAGCAGAAATTAATCCACCAGCACCTGATTCTGTTAATAACGTTGCCGCTGTTGACATATTGAATGGATAATTCTCAACATAAAAAGTATCTTCTGTGATATCACTTGCAACACTCTTTATATCATATGCTGTTGGAGGTGATCCTATAGGAAATACTGCTGGTCCATTAATTCTAACATTAGAAGTTCCTGTACCTATTCCATGGCCTTTACTTATAACCTGAATAGTTTTATTCACATCACTTGCTGAACTACCATGGTTAACATACTTAATACCACCTGCGGCAATATTTGCTGTAAACGTAACATTACTGTTACCTGCTAAAATATCGTTTGAGTTTACTCTGATATTAAAATGACTGCCAACTTTTGTAGAAACAACTTTAAATACTGTATCGTGTAATTGACAAGCACTTACATTGCCTAAGTTATCAATAATTCTAACATGGTCACCTGCTTTGACTTCGTCTGCTCTTAATGTGTTATCATAAATTCTAATAACACATGTTGTAGGTTGAGCATTTGTAAATCCGTTTCCTGGGAATACAGGGTCTACTTCAACGTTAGCACTTGCTGATCTAGAAATTGTATATGGTAGAGATGGCATTGCTATTGTTACTGCTGAGCCACTTGTGCCTGCTACAGCAAATCTGGCTCTGTGTAAATATTCATCATCGTTACCAGTACTACCAATAAACATCATTGAATCATATTTGTAATCACCTGCGGCGGCTTCTGTTTGAAACTTGCCTGCGTCTGTTGATGAACTAAATGTTACTACATAAGTTTCACCATCGTTTGATGAAATTACATTTGCTAATCCTAATTGTTCATCTTCTCTAGCAATATATAAATTACCTAGTGTAAGTCCTGTTGTTGCTGTGATATTAGAACCATCTGCTGTTGCTGAAATATGGATTAGATCCATACCAACGTAACCAACTCCAGTTGACTTACTTATTTGAATATTTTCTTTCTTGAAATGCTTGTATGATGGTAATGTTTTACCGGCACCCCATAATGCATCATTGTCATAAAAACTTGGCATAGGAACATGTGCAGAAATATTTCCTTTATGTGTTCCTGATTGTACACCTTCGATTGCTGAAATAACATTTGCATTTGAATAATATGTTAATGCTACTGAATCATAAACTGTTGGTGCTGTTCTAAGTGTTAAACTATGTGAACCTGTACTAGCAACATTACTACCGTCTATAGCAAAGTCTACGTTTGCAGATGGTGTGTAAGTTGTTTTATCTGACTCTCCTGATAATTGGATAGAGTTTTTAACAACTGTAACATCTTTAGAATTGAATGCTTCGTTAGTAAAAATATTTTTTTGATGCTTAGGAATAAACTGTATTGCTGTTCCATTTGATATTTCTGAAATAGACTGGTCTATGGTTATAATATAATAATTACCACTCGAATGTCTACTTACTGTATTAACTTTTGGTCTCGTACCATTGTATCCTGAAATAATAATTTCATCATTTACTCTGATATTACCTGTAGCATCTGTACCTGATACTATTGAAATTTGCATTTCAAAACTACCAGCAACTTTAGTTGCATGTAATGTACTTGAAATTGATGCTGTGGATACTGGAGAGAAAACAGGGTATGTGGAATCTGAAAAAGCACTAGCGGCCGAGCCTGCTAATATGCTTCTAGCATCAGTTGGTTGCCAGCTCTTAACTTTGCTGGTACCATTAAATTCACCTTCAACATATCTAATTGAAGGAACGTTAAATGCAACAATGTTATTGTTGGCAATACTTGCCACATGGTCTTTTGCACTTAAAGTATTTTCATAGTAACTTACACTATGATAGTCTGCTGTTGCAGGGTTAGTTGGGTCACCACCGATATAGAGTTGTCTACTGTCTGTAGCCAGTCCTATTTCACCTGGTCGTAAAGGCTGAGGAAGATCCTGCTTTAAGCCTCTTCGGTGTTGAATTCTTGATACTATTGTTTTATCGTTTTCTGCCACTGTTAATGTCTCCTGACTTAACAGTATTTATCACATTTAGCAGTTAAACTTTATTATAGTAGTCGGCCAGCCTCTGTGCCCACTTATGACAGTACTCTTCAAACTCGTCGCCTTCAATAACAAAATCAGCATATTTGCCTTCTCTGTCAATCATTAAAATAGCAACTTGTTTAATGTTTGTACCAAACATTTCATTGTGTGCTAATGCATAAGCACAACCTTGCATGAAATAATCTTCAATCCATTCACGTTTTTTAATTTTTTTAGCAGTCTTGAAGTCAATAATACTCTCAACACCGTTAAACATGCCCACAGCATCGCTTGTACCTGCGTATAAGCCTTTTGCAATTAAGGCTACTTCAACACCCCATATTTCATCAACTTGACTTAAACCTTTGTCTATCATTTCGTCTAGCATAGTTTTAGCCATTATGCTTATATGATTGTTGCCTTTGATATCGTATTCTTCGTTTAATACATATTTTTCTAATGCATTATGTACTTTAGTACCAAGGCCTGCGGCTTCTTTGCTTATGCGAGTTGCTTCTGCATCTCCTACACGTTTACGCCAGGCTATTAAGGCTGATTTATCACCTGTTTCCGAAAGTACTGTTGTTACACTTGGAACACCTGCTTCACCGTCTTCGCTGTATTGTCTCTGACCGTTTTTGGCTGTTACCCTCTTTAATGCTGGGTACTCATATTTTTCTACTAACATAAATTAGATCTTTTATCCGAGTTTGTTAATTATATATTCCGCTATACGTTGTTGTCCGCCTTTATTTGGATGACAATCATTGGGTGCTATATAATCATATTGTTGTATTTGTTTTATAATATCCTCATTCTCCATATCAGTAGTATCTATACCACCATCTGGAAAAACGTTTTCGCCGAATATATTTCTTAACATATTTGTATTGTGATGTTCAAAAAATTTACCTTCTGGTACTATATTAACTTCTGGTAACAAATTAATACCAGTCCATAACGGAAGTATTTTAAGTTTAATATAGTTTGCTTTACAAAAAGTCCATATTGCATTAAGCATCATGTTTGCATCGAAATCTACAAATTCTGGTGAACCTTTTGCTCTCTGAAAATCTAATAACTCACCACGAGAAAACTGTCTAATACCTTGAAAATGATGTCTTTTGAAATTATAGTCTATGCCAAATCCCCTAGATGATGCTGTGGTTTGAAGCCAAAAAGTGTATTCATTCTCTCCGTTGAAGTGCCCATTATTGTACCAATTACACATTTGAAAGTACATAAATTCGTAACTACCACCTGCTATAGCAAAGTTTTCGTATTTTGTACCTCTGTGTTGTGATACTAGGTAAGGATATGATAAGAAAGGATTTTGTGTGTTGTCTCTTAAATTTGGTATGTTAGTTTTGCTAAATGATCTTACTTCTGCTGAACTTAACTTGCTTTGCAATTCACTGCCAATAGTCCAACTGTCACCAAACCATATGTCGACTCTTTCCATACACTTATTTATGTGTACGTTAGATTACCAACTAATATTCCAGGTTATTGTATCTGTGGTTGTTAAGTTTTGTGCTATTTTGATACCATATCCTAAGTCTTTAAAATACTTAGCAACATAGTCTACTTGGTCTTTTTTAGTGGAGTCTGTGGTTACTCCGAAATATGCTTTATAGTATGCATTACTGTCTGTCATTGTTGTACCTGAAGATACATTTGCATATAGTACGCCAGCATCAATATTACCTAAAACTGCTGTCTCAATACTGCGAACTTCAGAATGAATCACTGAATTGTTCCTAGTATCTTTACGAGCCGTTGCCGCATTAGAAAATATACTTGCCATTATAAATCTGCCTTAATATCCTTCATGGCTTGATTACCAGCCATCTTACTAACATCTACTGTTGGCTCTGCTTCTGTATCTACGTCTTGATCTAGATCACCTTTTGCTCTTAGCCTACTTTTATTAATACTTACAGCAAATTCACTATCTCTAACTGCTTTCATTAGAGTATCTATATTTACAGGTCTGTTAATTTCCATTTCAACATCTTGCTGGAACTGATCTGTAGGAATATCTACTTCATCATCTGGGTCTGCAATATGAAAACTTAATACGTTTTTAACAGCCGCCAATAATTCATCTGCCGTATCTTCTCTTTCAGAACTTATGACTTCTGAAATTAGCATTTACTAGACCTCTGCTCGACCTAGTGGCTCATCTTCTGGTCCTGCCATTGCAGGTACGTTGTCTGCTACTGGCTCGTCCATGCCTAAATCATCTAATGCTGGTTCTTCTGCAGGAACATCCATAGCAGTATCACCTAAACCACTTGGCATTTGTCCACCTGCTAGTGAATCAATCTGCTGATCCATTCCCATCTTAACACCTCTAACTGCTTCTAAGTGTGCTGATAGTAATTGTGAAACACTATCAGAGAATGATTGTGCAACATCGGCACCCATTTCATTTCTCATTGAATCTGCTATTGCAGGTAGGTCTTCGTTCATCATTCTACCAATTCTTTCAACTTGGTCTTGAATGTCATCTGCTAATGCTCTAACAGCCATAACAACTTCTGCTTCTTCGACGTTTACTTCTTCTGCAAGTATTTCATTTATTAATTCATCAAACATTGTACTTTCCTCTACTGCTTCCTCTTCATCGGAAGTATCACCAGTTACTTTATATGTTTTACCATCTACTTCAAAAGAATCTTTGCCTTGTGCAATAGCATCTTTTCTAGCACCAGTAAATTTATTTTGCTCAGCAATCTTTCTGCCAAACATTTGAATACCGCCAGCAACTGAGTCTTCTTCTAAACCATTTAGGAAACCAACAACTGCATCTCTGCTTTTGCCACTAACTTCAGCAAATCCATTTAGTTTTTCTTCAATAGCACTATAGTCTTCCATAGTTGCAAGTTCCATTCCCATTTCTTTGGAAAGTTCTCTTAACAATGCTGGACTTAAATCTGTAACTGGTCCTTCTTCAATTGATTCATGCTTTGAACCACATGATTCTTCAAACTTATTAATTGCCGCCATTACCATACCTTCTGTGCAAGAATCTTCATAGCAATGAGATGGGTCTTGTCTGACTTCATTCATGCATTGACTTCTAGCCTCTTCGGCAGTATAGCCTGAATTACAAAGTTCCATAATTCTTTCATAGATTTTAGCCTCCAGTGCCTTGTAGCCTGGACTTGACTCATAGTATCCTTCAACAATCATTGTTTCTGAAATATCCTTTAGACCTAGATATTTTGCATATTCTGGTTCTAACTGGAACTTCTTCTTACTACCTCGAATCTTATATAAAGCCATTTTGGCTGTTTCGTTAATTTTCATTAACTTTTCTAGGTTGACTGTTCCTGGATTGATTTTTATACCAAATTCTTTAGAGAGCATTTCATTTAAAGATGCTACTCTTCCAATTTGTGTTTGATTAAATTCATTCAAAAACATAGTGATTTCCTGTTATAAGTTAGTTATTACACTTATTTATCATTTAAGTGAAATTTATAAAAAGTTTTATAACTGATGTTTTAGTTGCTGGGAAATATACTTTAGTTTTAATATGGTTTCGTGTAATCTCACAAATGCTACGTTTCTCATAAACTCTCTTTTTGTAGTTTTGATTGTGTATTTGTGAAATACAGATTCTGTGTACAGATCAGCATATCTATCTAAGTAACTTTGGCATTTACTTAATTGAGATTCTGTTACTGGTTCATAGCCGTTACTGGGCTTATTTCGGTGGTTTAGACGTACACAGAGCGCCTTAGCAACACTTTTTTGGAATATGTGTGTCAATACCACCTTTTGTTTATGCAATGCGTCTACAATGGTGTAAAAGTCTCCACCCGGTGATTGCATAACCACATAGGCACCACGTTTAGACACATTCAGGGCAAGTTTATCTAGTTTTACTGCTAGTACTTGCTTCTGTGCTTTATTAAACTTTGGTTTTTTGCGGGTATGTCTTGTAGCCAACTTTTCCTTCCTTTGTAGTTATTTTACGAATGACGTTTTGCTTATACATCTCTTCGCATTGATGTAAAGTTGTTTCGTCTAATGTATTTATATCTAAAAATTTGTCAAAGTCTATTTTGTTGAAGAGTCTTGCGTCATGCGAACTGATAAAACTTAGGTGTCCATCTTTGCATTTAACTGCTTTCATTGTTACTGCTTCGGTGGCAGATAGTCATACATGTTCTGCCCGAACCTCTTTTCATAGCCTGCCATTATCATTGCATCATGTGAACTGATGCCATTTGCCTTTGCCCAATCATATATTGCTTTTGGTCTATTTGCATCTAATACATTAGCAAATTTGGCATGTACTTCTGGATTGAATTGTGCTTCTTCTTTTACTTTTTTCTTTTTGCCTGTTGGGAAAATACTAGGGTTTGGCCTTTTATGCATAGGGCCACCACTCATTGCACCAACGGATATTGCACCACTGGTTGTTGTTTCTTTTATAATATCGTTTATAAGCATAATACTATTTATCCATTTTGCTTCGCTTTATCAATAAAATAATTTGGCTTACCCTGTTTCATTCTAAATATCATTGCTCTTGCTTTGTCTTCGCCATGTATTTTTGCAAACTTTTCGAATGTACGTTTCTCTAATTCTTCTGGTGAAATTTTACTACGTTCTTTTCTACGTTGTCTGTAGTATTCTAAATCTGCTAAACTTTCTTTTGCTTTTTTCTTTTTCTTTCCGCCCTTCATGTTAGCACACCAGTGATACATTTTTGCTTTTTCACCACTGCTGTTTTTAGCACGTTTGCGTAATGCTGTAACACTACCATTGCAACTTGCTCCACTACGTTTTACTCTACCTGGTCTGCTTTTGCCTTTCTTCTTACCGTCGGCAAAATTTTCTTCTACATAATGCCCTGTTGGACTATGATAGTATAACAGTTCTGCGGCATCTGGATAGCCGTTTGTGTCTAAATATTCAGGGTCAGTAACACCGTCTAAATAAACTTCGCCATCTTCAAAGTGTTGGTTACCATAACTGGTCATTATGCGATACTGTTTGCCGTCTGTGCCTTTTAC